CCGCACTACCTACGGAAGGCGTGGGTTCAAAGAAACAGAAAGAGCGGATCTTAGCTCCATCTGTAATGAAGTCCAACTTGTAGCGCACCGAACCATGGTAACCACAGTAAAGTTTGCTAAACCAAGTGAACAAGCCACTCCGACCCCAACTCTGTACGGCGGTTGGATCAGGTGTTGGCGCGGGAAAGTTTCCAAACAGTGCGTAGCCGATGTCCCACTTAAAGAAAGGATATCGGTATTTCACTTGTGCGTCCGGCACTTCCCACACATACACTGATTGTCGGTGGTACCGCTTGATGATATCACCAAGAGACTTGACAGCTGATTTGGATGGTATCATTCGGCCACTGCGTGGTGCAGCTACCAGGGCATGCTGTTTGCCCATGTGGATCATTTCCTTGTTATTGTCCACTTCAATTTTTGTGGCGCGCGGAGTTCCCCGGAGTCCAACTCCCTCAGCGTCACCCTTTACCGTCACTCGAGAAACCGGGGGGGCACAGGCATCCGTGCCAGGTCGAAACGCAATGTTGTTCTGCTTGTGCACGTCGTGCTCGGCGTTGTAGCGATTTCCTTCATCTCCGTTGACCGGAATGAGAGCCACATTCGTATTCGCGATGTTCTCCAAGTGGAAATCGTCGCCTGCTGCGCGCCAGTGATTGATGTCGACCGAAGTCGCTACACCGGAAGGCGCCACAAGCGGATTCACTACCGACAAGACCCACATGCCACAGGCATAATCCTCAAGATCGTTCAGGTCTCCAAAAGAATGAGGAATATTTTGGCCGTTCGGCACGCGAAGCTTGCGAATTGCATAGTAGGGAATCACAATTTCGAATTCATTGTTGTTCGCTCCCAAATCCAGTAGTGTCGTGAACTGAGACATCCTTGCTGACAGCCCAGTAGGTATCTCAGCTTGGTTGAAAGTTCCATCGTGGATGGTGAAAGCCAATCGGCCAGAATGGTATTTGGATGCAATGATTTGGAACTTGAATTTGATGGATCCTTCCCAGAATGTAAATTTTGCTGATACATAATCCATCATAGTAGGTGCTACTTTGGTTTCAGGTAGCCACCATGGAGCTCCCCCTGTTGAAGTTTGTTTCCAGAGAGCATTGGGGCAGGGACAGATGTATCCTGCATTGACGATGGTGCCAGTTGGTGCTGACGTGTTCCAAGTCATTGTGTAATCAAGGTTCCAAATCTTGCACATGTAGGCAATATCCATCTCATCCATCTTTGTACCAAAGGTCTCATGCGTTGACATTTCGTAATCCTTTGGCAGCAATGAAAATCGTTCCATTTGTGTCACGTTCGTCGAATTGGAATAGAACCCACACTTGTTCGGAGTGTAAAGTTCCGGTTCTGTGGCCACTGTTGGCTTGTCCATAACAGTGACACCAGCAATCGCGTCCATTATTTGTGTTGGTCCGATGGTATTCAGGATGGCACGCTTAATGTTTCCGAACGTTCCCGCCAAACCGTCTCCGAGACCTTTGACGACCACTTTAGAATCCGACAACCGCTGCCGCACCTTCCGCAAGTTTGTTGTGCACAAACTTTCTGGTTTTGGTACCGCCCAGTTGTTGTCTGTAAACCGGACGTGCATTGTTATTTTCAGCGTTTGCGTAGCTCCAGTTGCGGCTTTCAGTGGATTTTGTACCAAAAGCGTCAGGGTTCCCATGTAATTCAGCAATTTGATAGAATTCGCTGAATCGTCCAGTATTCGTCCCAAGTCCAAGTAGTGATTCGGGTTCACGAACGGAATTCGTAGTTCCACCGTGTTAGAAATCGCGGGATCCAATTGCACATGTGGCACAGTTGTTGAAGCGGGTGCGTGGATCCTGTGCCAAGTGTTGACTCGCTCTTTGTTTAGGAGAGGACACCAAAAGGCAATCAATCGTCCTTGATGGAAAGGTGTTCCATTGATTTGGAAGGTGACAATCATTGTTCCGCGCCAATACTGGAAAAGTTCGAATGGTGCGTGGTTGAAGTTATTGGCCCAAAATTCTTGAGGACCATACAATTGCGTCAGAACGGTTCGTGATGCTTGACTAACCGTCCAATCAATAGTGTCCACCAGGGTCGGTTTCTCGACCATTGTCGTCAAAGCCCAATCGATGTCAGGCACGAACATGTTCGCCTTTCTTTCCGTCGTTGAAGATTCCGGTCGTTCAGTACTAATAGTTCCAGTTTGTTGAGTCGTCGTGTAGCCGGCGATGTTTTCAGCTACTGTTGTTTCCTCTGGTTCTCCCACAGTGTTGTCAATGGCGGTAACCACTTCTTTCAAAGCGACTCCATCTTCATTGTCTCCTTTGACAATTGGTCGTTTCCGTCCAAAAATCCGCTTCCATGCACTTGGGCAGATAAGGCCCCCTTCGAGAGTTGGTTGTTGGTTTTCATCCTTGGCAATATTATCAGTTCGAAAATAATCGCAGTCTCTGAAATCTGTTGTTAATTTTCCATTCCACATGCGAATGACAGGCATGTCGCGGGTGGCTCCGTAAAAACGATTATAATAATCGTAATCCGGTAAGGTTGGAATGTGAGTTGGTCGTTTGGAATTCTTTGCAACGGCTCGCAAAATGTTGTCGCGCATCGCATTGAAATAGGCTGGCCCGTAAGCAAAAGCGAAGGAAAGCGCGGTCGCCGCGTTCTCCATACAAGCTTCCCAGGGATCATCACACTTACGAATCCAGTTGAGCATTTCCGTGATCGTCCGTTCCTCCATCAAGGCAAGGACTCGATTACCCTCCACGTGAAAACCACGCTTCAGAAAGGTCCACTCCTTAATGGGCTTGATGTCCACATTCCGACTAGACTTGTCGGGTGCCGTATATTCAAGTCCACAGGCAGCGAGCGCGGATGACACCGTTTTCATGTTGTAAAAATGTTGACACGGTCGCTTCACTGCCACAATGTTATCATCACCGTAGATCGCAAGCCTAACATTCTCGTAAAAGAAAGCAGGCGAGTCCATTTCCATGGGTGCATTTTCCAGCCATGCGTAAAGCATGTACACCATGTTAACATAGGTGTTGATGATGACAGTCAGTGGGCAACCAGATGGATTTCCTTGATGTTTAATGATGATGGTGTTGAGGCACGTCATCTCCGTATGGATCATCTCGTTGACAAGGACTTGGCGCACCAAGGCGTTTTCATGTCCGTCATCGTAGAACATGTTGATGAGTTCCACGAGACCCCATATGGCTTCTGATTGCAATGTTCCGTCGTATCTTGAAAAATCTCCAGCAAAACCTGTGTCCGAGCATCCAGTGAGGCGGTTGTAAAGTTGCTCCCACTCCATTCCTTCTGGATTTATCCCAACTGCGGAACCGCATTTGAGACGGCATTCATAAAAGAAAGCACAAAAGTCCAACATGTATTTTCGCACGAGAATAGTAAAAGCCACATTTCCAATGGTGAACATTCGAGTTTTCCCAACAGCAATCTTTTCAGTTGGAAGCAGTTCATCCTTCAGTGTTGACAACCAAAGCGATTCGTACCTCTCTCCCTGTTTGGCCAGTTTTTCGCGTGTTTCAATCTCACTGACGAGACGATTGTCTTTAATCTTCCGTTCGCCAGGTTCTCCTTCCATCAAGAAATGTTTTCCTGTCTGTCCGGTTGGTCTCCACATGACATAAGGGTAGCCGGGGGATGAGTCGAAATTCATTCCCGAAAAATATTCCCGTCCCGGAACACCATTCAGTGCTTCATGGATAGTGCGGAGTTCTGGTTTAGGGAACGTTCGCGCCATACGCATGAATTCTTCGTTGATGGCTTTGATGGCACGCTTGCGTGATTTCAAGCGCATAGGTGCATTAGGACGAGTATACTTCTCAACTCCCATTTTGATCATGGAGTGGCCAGCCGCTCGAAGATCGGGGTCAATTCGTTCGTCATTTGGTGACAGAGCAGCTGGTTCTTTTAGAACTGGATAAATTCCATGAATTGGTGAAGGTTGGAGTTGTGTTTCCCTCGGCAAACGTGGAAGACTTCTTGGATCTGCTTCTCCAACACCAGAATAATTCCCGTTTGGTATCACTTTGGCTTGGGAGAAGTCCTTCAAACCTTCTCCGATGACAGCAGTCTTGGGCAATCCTTTGACTTGCACCATGTTGGGATTCTGTCGAATCATGGAAACAAGTGCTGGTGCTAGCATCTCCTTCGTGATTAATTCGGAATAGTTGATGTGATCACTGCCAGCAACGTGAATGCCACAGAGTTTTCCGGTAATGCGAGAATTCAAGGCAACAAGTGGAGAGCCACAATCACCTTTCTGCGTTGGTGACCCATGTTGCCAGCCTTTCACAAGAGTCAGTGAGTAGCCGGCATCTTCGTCTTCCTTGCTGAAATATTCTACGTCCTCTTCGATTGGTTCCACAAGCGGACAGTGCGTGGTGTGCACTACGGGGAGACGTTCTCCCTTCGGAGGGAGCTTCAGCTTGACGAGCATCCCCTGGAAGGACTTGAGTTTGTCCAAATCATTTTCCGAGATAAAATTATCAATGCGGCGCTTGAATGGAGGAACTCGCGGTCCCAAGTCATAGAGGACGGCATCTTTCACACCGTGCGAGTCTTTCAACTCAAACAGTGCTTCGCGATCGAAGCGAACTTCGAACCCGGCTCCCTTGTCGGTAACTATGAAAACGGTATAATTTTCATCAATCAGGGAACCATCCTTCTTTTTCATGAAAAGATGGCGTGGAGCCAAGACTACCGTACCTCCAATCATGAGGCCTTGCGTGTTCATTTCAATCTGCTGGTCGGGGGTGTACACTTCCAACATCACCAGGTTCGATGGTAAGCTGGCGTCAATGAGATCCATCGCAGCATTATCAATTGAACCCTTTACTGTTGGCCGATTCGCTTTGCGCAGTTGGCGTTGTTGGTATCGCGCACGGTCTTTTTCCATGTCGTACTTCCGCACAGTTGGCGAAGGTCCTTCAATGACCGGTCGCAAGCCGCGGATGGTGTCGTAGTGTTCTCGAAACTTTTCCACGTAGTCACGCACGCGTTCTTCATCAGCATCTTCGAGAACATTGATAGTATCTCGCATGAGCTTTTGCTGCATGGAGAGCAAACTCTCCAAATTGTTTCGTGCCTCTGGTGCTGTTTCATTCACGTCCATCATTTCACGCACATGTTCAATCCATTGATCGGACATTGCTTGTGTTCGTTCATGAATTCTGTAGCCTTTGAGAAAGTGATTCAGCATCTTGACTACTGCTACAGTAATGCCCGTAATTAAAGCAATCCAGGCTGTCATCGCTGTTAGCGAGTAAATGATGGGATGCCGCGTTTTAAAGTTATTGGCGGCAGTGGTGATATTGTCAGACATTTCGTCCATGAATCCATCATACTGTTTGGCAACAAGTTGCCGTCGCTGGAAGCTAAGAGAGGCGGCAGGATCTGCAGGCAGGTCTTCTGCTAGCCATCCTTTCGCCCAGGATGCAAAAATGTCGTCAGTTGCCTCCTTCTTCGAGTACATGGTTTGTTGGCGATCTCGGCGATACGCGTCAGTTTGGTCAATGGCTGCATCTGGGTATCCTCGTTTGATTTCGTCATCCGTCATACCCGCACAGTCGATGTCAGCGGCTGTTGGATTTCCATAAGCCATGCAACACATCTTCCAATGTGGGGTTCCACGAATGCGCTTCATTCGTTGATTGATTTCGATCGGTACGTTTTGTAGACTTTCAAAACGCTCAGGGTGAGCGGGTTGGAAAAATTCGTTCATGTAGGCGGTGTTAAATTCTCGCTTGATTCGAGACTGAGCTCCACCTTGCACAATTGGAACGTCTGGCAGTGGCGCATCATCAGGAATAGGAAGGATAACTTCTGGTGGTCGATCGTACAAATCCTTGGCTTCTTTGGCCATCTCTCGAGTAACCGCGTCGGTCTCCATGCGTTCGCGTTGGCGTCGTTCGTGCAGTTTCTGCTGGCCTTTAACATGCAGAAGCATCTCCTTGAGCGTGAGCCCAGCCATCAGAACCACATTTGGCATCGTTGGGTGCAAGATGTCAAAGCGTAAGTGGGAACAATCGTTCTTGAAAGCCGCTGGGTCACCCACTCCGTCCACAATTGGTGCTTTCACAGCAATCAGGACGTGACGTCGTCTCCACAGAGCGTGATAGGAAATCATCTCATTCAACTCCGGATATGCCGCATTCGACGTGACGAGAACAACCTTCGAATTAAAAAGTGTCCCTTTCACACCGATAGCAGTATTGTCCAGAGAAGCCATGTCCAAGGGGTACTTGGTGGGTGAAATCATAGAAATGAGTTCCAGTGCTTCGTCAGGGTCACGAGTTTGGAAGAAGTCGTCAAGGAAGACGACAGGTTGTCCAGTGTATCCGTCCCAGAACTTGGTGTGAGTTCGTGCGTATTTAACTGCGGAAGGATCAGAAATTCCTTCAGGTGCCGTGAGAGTGGTTAGCGTATCAATAAGACGCGACTTTCCAACTCCCGGGGGCCCAGTCAGGTAAACACAAAAGGGTTCTTCACGCTCAATCTGATTTGCGACAGCCGCACGCACATCTCGCGCTGTTTTCGCCAACTTGGATGACAACTGGTTGACATGCTGATACCATTTGGAACCCTTAGCAGACTCCAAGTGGACTGCGCCTTCTGTAAAGAGCTGATAGGCCTTCTTCTCAAGTGCATACAATTTCTCGCGCACTTGCAAGTTGTACATGTAATCCTGCGGCGTTGTTTCTTGCAGGAAAACCATAGTGGCTTGAGCCCACGCAGCGTATTCTCCGTTTTTGATGTGCTCCGCCCAGAACCCATCAGGAATCAACTTGTGAATTGCCTTCTGCAGTACGTCGGGCAAGTACTTAAGCGCAGAAAGAATGAATCCTTCGAATGTATCAACGGACTTCGTGACCTTCTCAGTTAGAGTGAGAGAATCAATCACACGCTTAATGGTGGATGGGTTGGCTTCCTTAGCGAAAAGTCCGCTGACAACAAGAGTCACTATATATTTCAATGGTGACAGTGGTCCGCCGTCAGCGCCTCCTTCGACAATAGGCATGTCCTCCTTCTCCGTCATTCCAAGCAGATGCCAAATGCGGTCGCTAGCCCAGTGATCAAGATCAAGAGCGGCCAAAACACGTGCGGTAAACCTAATGAGGCTTCCCACAATGGAACCACGAAAGGCTCCATTCAACACATCATACAACAGATGTAAAAGTCGCGTGACGTATGTTGCAATGTTTGGTATTTGCAACTGTGTTATGGCGCTGACCACAGTTTTTAAGGTGGAGGCCGCAGTCTTGTCAGGTAACATGTCTTTGATCTTTTCAAGAATTGATGTGCAAGATCCCGCTGCACTAGCTATGGCAGATGATGCTGCAGTAACATTGGCCATAGTTTCAGGCAAATGCACAGTTGCATCGTCCACGCGCATAGTGACACGATCTGCGCGGTCAATCATGTCGTTAACAATTTTGGCACGGTCATCGCCAAACAGTACCTTCGCACTGAAAGTGGCGTCACCTTTTCCCTTGACTACTACGCGTTCGTCTGGTGTTCCAAAGTCCTTGCGCTGTCGAATGTCAAATCGCTTGTATAATTCGCGCACTTCAGGTGCCATGCCTTCGAGAGCAGATGTCCAGCTTTCATCATCGGTCCGCCGTTCGATCAGGGATCCATCACGATCCCAGTAGTACATTCGCAAGCGTTGCAGGTGCTTGATGTACCCGTTCCACAAATAGTAAATCTGAATAGTATCCGGTGGTCGTGGCACGCAGAATTCAACTGTTGGGTTCCATTGAATTCTTTCGCAGAGACGTAGGTTGGGGATAAAGACTCCAATCCAGTCTCGCAAGATAACCACATCACGCCAGGCAATGTAACATTCCTCCTTTTCACACAGTTCGCTTAAGAACCGCAAATGGCCACCTTTAAACATGATATCATATGGAATGAAACATGCGGTGTCGTACCGAAGTACATATGGCATGATGTCCAGTAGTTTCCCGGTTTGCTTCGATGTTAATTCACAACCGTCGTAGACCATGATTCCTACTGGGGTGACATCGTCGTACCAAGCTTGGTCCAACTTATCATGGGCTTCCAACAAGTCTTCATCTTCTTCGTCATATTCGTAGTGAAATCCTTGCTTGTTGGCACAAAGGACTTCCATGACACGATGTTTTCCTGGTCGATCCCAGGTAAATTCTGTTCCTTCATCAGGGGTGTCACAGACATTGGTTTGGAACAGATGTTGGTTGAACTCCAGTAACAATTTCGGTCGAATAACTTCCGGAGACAGAGCAGAACGTCGTTGAATCGTTGGGTGTGGTGAAGTTGTGCAGTAAACTGTTCCGGGAATTGTGTGAACTGGTAAGTTCATATTGTTCAATAGGGCTACGTCAATCTGGTTATTCTCAGAAGTCGTAGTTTCCGTTGTTCGAGTCATTTTTCTAAAATCGGTTTCAATCGCTAGAGAAAAATGAAATTCCACTTTTACGAAAGTGAGAAACAAAGAAACACTTTTACGAAAGTGCGAAACAGGTGCTTTTACGAAAGCAGCAAACAAGTACACTTTTAAGAAAGTGAGAAAACCTCTTGCAATAACGTGAGAGTAAGCCTAACGCGTTACACAAGGTACCAATTTAGGCAATTGGCGAGCGTTCAGTTTTACGAAACTGACAAACTACACTTTTACGAAAGTGAGAAACAAAAAGTTTTCGAGCAAAACAAGGTTCTAAAATCGCATTGAATGCTTATAAGAGCTTGTAGAGCTTGTACGACTAGGGGGTTCCGATAACGGCCTGCCTAGAAGAGGTAACAAATTGACT